GCCGCGTTTTCAGGAGCCGCTGCCCGACGTTGAAATGCCAAGCTGAGATCGGCGATGCCGCGCTCCCGGTGCGCGTCCCAAGCGGCGGACCGCCCGCCCGCGCCCGTTGCTTGATCTTTCCTGGCGCGCCCTTCGGTGGCGCGACGGCTTTAGCCGCTTTCATCATTTTCCCCTTTTCTTTGGCGATGTGATATATATATAATACACTTCACCCCAAGAAGTAACCTTGAAAAGGAGCGGCGGTTGTGATCCATCTCACGAAGCAGGAGGTCAGGCTACTTGCGCACGCGGTTGATTTGATGGACGGCGAGCTCGTAATGCTCGACGAATTTGAATTTGCCGGCGAGCTAGAGTACGTGGCCGAGGCCGGGGGCTTTCGCGCGGACGGGCACACCCGGGTCGAGAGCTTGAAGCATTTGATCAAGAGCCTGCTCAGCTGGAAGCGCCGAGCAAGCGAGGACGCGGGCGCCAGCCCCGCAGACCGGCCCCTGTGGCTGGTAAGGGAGTAAGATGGGCTATACGACGGTGTGCCACGCCACCGACCCACAGTGGCTTGAGGAGCGTCTCAAGGGGGTCACCGCGACCGAGGCCGCGCACCTGCTTTCGGGCGGGAGCGCGCTCGAGCTATGGGCCCGCAAGACCGAGCGCGCGCCGCCAAATGACCTGAGCGGCAACGACCGCGTGTGGTGGGGCAAGTGGCTTGAGGACAAGATTCTGACTGCCTACGCCGACAAGCGCTACGCAGGCCGCGAGGTCACGCCGTCGGGGTATCTGCTCCGGTCCGACGAATATCCTTGGCTGCTGGCGACGCTCGATGCGTGGACGGCCCATCCCGAATGGGGAACGATACCGCTCGACGCCAAGAACGCCGGCAGCGACCAGGCGGTCAAGTGGGAGGAGGGCACACCCGCCCGTTATTATTGGCAGCTGCAGCAGCAGACGGCGGTGACCGGGACGCAGGGCGCTTCGATTGCGTGTTGCGTTGGGGGTAACGGCCTGGTGTGGACGGACGAGGCGCGCGCCGATCAGGACACGCTCCTCAAAGTGACCGAGCAGTACTGGTGGTGCGTGACCAACGACGTACCGCCGACGGAGATGGACGGGAGCCGCGAGACCCGCCGGGCGCTCGATATCATTTATCCCGACGTAAACACCGATAGCCGTATTGACCTCGGGGCCTGGTCGATTGACGCAGACCGCGAGCTTGAGCACCTCACCGCACTGATCAAGGCCCGCCAGGGCGAGGTCAAGCAACTGGCGGACGAGCGCGCCGCGCTTGAAAACCGAATCAGGCGCGAGATGGGAGAGGCCGAAATTGCGTGGCTCCCGAACGGGGTTCACTATGTGCGCCGCAAGATTGAGCGAAGCGGCTACACCGTACAGCCGACGAGCTATACGACCCTGAAGCGTAAGGAGCCCAAAGCATGAGCGCGCGCTTATTGGTTGCCGGTCTGATTCTCGCAGCGACGACGCTGCTCGGGATATCGGCCGCGATCCTCGGCGCGCGCGAAAGACGCAGAGTACGGGCAGAGCAGGAAACGCTCAGCCGCATGTGGAACCAACAGAGAGGACCAAGCCATGACAATCGTCACAGACGGAAGCGGAAAGATCGTCCCGAAAAGCCAGCGCAAGCGAACGCTGGCGAGTGAGCTAGTCGCACTAAAGCCCGCGATTGCGGTAGCCGTACCGCGACACCTAGACCCCGAGCGCATGAGCCGAATCTGCCTGACGGCGCTCCGCACCACGCCGAAGCTCCAGGAGTGCACGTTGCCGAGCTTTCTGGGGAGCGTGCTCGAGCTTGCGCAGCTCGGGCTCGAACCGAACACGGCGATGGGGGAGGCCTATTTGATTCCGCGCAAGATCAAGGGGGTGATGCAGTGCACGATCATCATTGGCTATCAGGGGCTACTCGAAGTCGCGTTTCGGAGCGGCAAGGTCAGCAACGTGTACGCAGAAGTAGTGCACGACGGCGACGCCTTCGACTATCAGTTGGGCCTCGACCCCGATATCCGGCATAAGCCGATCGGCGACGAAGATGCGCCGCTGACGCATTGCTACGCGGTAGCGGTGCTCAAAGACGGGCGCAAGTCGTTCCGCGTGTTGACGAGACGCCAGGTCCAAAAACGGCAAGCGAGTAGCGGCTCGGGCAAGAGCGGCCCCTGGGTTACGCACCCCGAGGCAATGTGGCGCAAGACCGCGCTCCGCGCCCTGTGCGGGCAACTGCCGCGCTCTGCCGAGCTACGCCAGGCCGCCGCGATCGACGAGGCCCCCGAATACGGCGAGCGCCAGCAACGGCTCTTCACCGAGGAGACGCGCCAGCACCTACAGGCCCAGGGGATCGACGCGCTGAGCGACGACGTCCCCGACCCCGACCCCACCGATGACGCCATCGAGCTAGAGGGCGAGGTCGTAGCGTGAATCACATCACCCTGATCGGAACGACCAAAGCCCCCGAAACCAAGACGACCGCAAACGGCTTTGACCTGTTGAAGTTCCAGGTCGTGACCGAGGACGAGTACCCCACTCGCGACGGCGAGAGCAAGACGCGATCAGAGACTCACAACTGCGTAGCCTGGGGCAACCTGGCCAAGCTCCGGGCCGACCTGCAGCCCGGCGAGCTCGTGTCGGTGGCCGGCCGCATTCAAACCCGGAAATACACCGGCAAGGACGGGCAAGATCGGTACTTTACCGAGGTCGTCGTGAGCGATGTGCAGCGGCTAAGGCAGCCCCCGCTCCCCGCCCATACCGGCGACAAGCTAGCGGCGGTCGTAGAAGATGAATTTGCCGACGACGACATCCCGTTTATCCGGAACGCGACGCTGTACGGCGACGAGCTCTACCTCCATCGACGGAGCAAGGCGCCGTGGGAAAGGTGATCCGCCAAGACGACGCGCCGCGCTGGTTAGACGACGCGAGGAACCTTGCGCAAGAGATCGCGACCCTCCTCGCCGAGAACGATTCGCTCGTGGCTACGCTTGCCGTGCTGGCCGTAGCGTCTTGCTATCATCGCGACGCCGAGCAGCGTCAGTCGCCCGAAGTGCAAGAGCCGCTTTGGGTTCTGGTCAAAACCCTCGCGGATGAATTTACGACGCTAGACCTCGACCGCGACATCAACTGAGGGCCAGCGCTCCTTAACGCAAAAAAGAACCCCCCGAGCCGTCGAAGTGGCTCGGGGGGTTCTAGCCCCAACAATCTCTGCACCTTGAAGTCGGGAAGGCGGAAACGAAAACCTCCCCGGCCGCTACGGCAGCCTAGCACATGGCGTTAGCCCCGGCGCAACGAATGATTGCGTGGTGGCTGCAAAACACGGATAAATGTGCGCTTGGGGGGGGAAGGGGCCTGGGCTTCTACCACAAAATGAAAGAGCGCATCATGCACGTGGAGGCGAAAGCGGCCGCGCTGCTGCGGTCTTCCGTGATACCGCAGGCAGATCGGCGCGTGCTGTACGAGCTGATCAGGGCCCTCGAGGAAGCGCGCGGCCTGCTCGACGACTGGCGCTACGATACGTTCATCAGCTCGTCGCTACACCCGCGACCGCGCTCGACTACCCCGCAGCCACGAAACCGCATGCGATCCGGGACACGTCGCCTTGGCGTGCCCGTCTCCGAGCCGGTCGGCTTCAAAGTGCCCGAAGACGAGGGGGATGAGCCCGAGTAGCCGCCGCTCGTTATACGAGACGAGCTGGGGCAAGCACCGGAGCTGATGATCGCTCAGCGGATATTTGCTGGTGTTGCCCTGCAAACAAATCGCAATGCCGCGCGTGTTCGGTCCGCGTCCGCCGTGGTAAGCGCGCGTCGTATCGGCGTTGACCCGATAGATGACGCGCCGGCCTTCGACAAAGGTATCCGCGTGCGGGATCCAAAAGTGGTACCCGATCCCGGGCCAGCCTCGATGACGCACACAATAGCGCGCCGAATGGTAGACGCCCGCAAACCCGGGCGCCCCGAGGCGCCCCGAATGGTGCAAGTATTGCTCAGTGACCTTGATGCGCTTTGCGTAGCGCTTGGTCGGGTGACGCGGCAACGCAGCGGTCACGTCCCAGAGCGCGACATCGCCGCCGAGCTCCGCTTCGAATGTCGATCGCTTAGGTAACGCGGCCATCACTTGACGCCCGGTGGCGCTCCAACCAGCTCTGCCCTTTGCCGTAATGCCAGGTTTGCGCGTATGCGCTCCGCTCCCGCTCACTCCCGCGGTAGCCGTTCGGGTGGGCGTTGCGTAGCACAGCGGCCGACACGATATCGAAGATCGGCCAAAGGATGCTCGACCCCCACACGATCGCGAACGCCGGCCAGCCCCCCCAAATACTCGCAAGCCCACCCGCGATCACGCCGCTGAAGCAACTGTCTTGATGTTGACGGATATGGATGCGTTCATGCTGGCGGAGCTTCTCACAATACACGGCCGGATGCCCGACGACATAACCCACGGCCGTCGCGTAGGGCCAGCGCCGGAGCCACCACGCGCGCCACTGCAGCATGATGGCGCCGCGGTCCCAGCGGATCTTTTTCCAGGTCCAAGGGCCAAACACGAAAAGGAAAAACAGTGCGCCCCCGATCCACATCGGCAGCGTGACCACCGCAAGCAAGCAAGCGCGAATGTAAAAAAGCACGACTACCCCCCGCTAAACCCGAAAGCCAAGCTCGTCGCTAGCACCCCCATTAAGACTCCGCCGGCAATGCCCCACAGCAGCCCGCCGCGTTTCTTGCGCCGCGCCTCTCGCTGCAGGGCGCGGTTGCGCTGCTCGCTCAGGCTTAGCGCTACGGCTTGCGCGGTCATCGATTCGTCGTAGTGGTCGATCGCCTGCTCGTAAGCGACGATCCGTTCATGCTCAACGGCGAGCGTCTCTTCAAGCAATGAGATCCGGCGCCGGTCCGCGTGCAACTCTTCAAGGTCGCTCGCGATGCAGGCTGCGACCTCCGGATGAAACCACAGGCCGAGCTTCTGATCGTGCGCCAAGATAGCCCGCCGCGCGGAGCGCTCAATATTGGGGGCGCACTTTTGGGCCATCGCCCTAGTACCCGAGAGCGTCAAAGCGCTGATCAAGCTCAGCCACATCAGAGAGGTCGCCGCGCGTTTCGCGTATCTTCTCGATCTGCTCTGCATTCGTGCGCAGCCTTTCCTTGAGACCGATGCTGCTCTTTGAGAGCGCACGAGCCTCCCTGAGAATCGCGTCCCCCTCGGACCGCTCCTGCATGGCGCGCTCCTTTTGCTGTTCGATCACCTTCACGGCTTCGGCGTCCTTTCGGCCTTGGTCATAGGCCCGGTGTACGGCAAAGTAGATGCAGACGACGATCACCCCGATCGTCAATACGATAGCAAGCACCGCGCCGCCCGATAGCTTCACCGGCTGGCCACTCCCTTTGGAACGATGCTCTCCGGACTGATTAGCCTGTTCTTGCCGAGCGATTTACCCTCGAGCAAAAGCGGCGCCGCGGCCTTGATCACTTCTTCGAGCGTTGCGCACTTGCGCTCGGGCTCTCGCGAAAGCCGGACGAGCGCCGCGCTGCAGCTGATATCCACCGTGTGATCTTGAAACTCAAAGCTCCTCGAAACCCCGGCCCGAAGACGTCCCAAAACGATCTCGGCTTCGCGCCGGTTTCGGCACGTTACGATCGCGATGAACTCGTCCCCACCCACGCGCCCGCATTCATCGGTGATGCGAAGCGCGCCCCGCATGCGTAGCGCCGTTTGCTCGAGCACCTCATCGCCTACCGCATGGCCGTGTTGGCTGTTGACTTCTTTGAAGTTGTCTAGATCGATGAACGCCGCATAGGTTTTGGTGGCGCCTTCAGACCGATCCGAATGGGCAATCGCCTTTTGAATCGCCGTCTCTAGCCCTCGGCGGTTGAGTAGATTGGTAAGCGGGTCGCGGACGTTTTGCTCTTCGAGCTTTTGCGCCATCTTCATGATCTCGGTCACGTCGATAGCTACCCCGAACATGCGGCAGTCCCCTTCGCCGCACCGCACCTGCCCCTTGGCCCGGGTCCAAACCCAGTGCCCGCGCTTGTGCCGAAAGCGCACCGTCACGTCGTATGGCGTATGGTTTTTGTGGGCGGCTACGGCTTCGTCGACGGCTTTGTGCCAGTCGTCGGGATGGCAGATCGCTTTCCAGAACCGCGTCCCCTGCGGAACCTCGGAGACCGAATAGCCAAACGTTTCGATGAAGGCATTGGTCACCCACGCATCGCCGTCGTCCTGCATGTCCCAGATCCAAACGCCGTTGAACGCGGTATCAAAAAACTCTAACAGCTGCTCGCTGACGAGCGTCTTCAGTTCAATCTCAAACGGATGGGGCCCTTCGTATTGTCCGCTGGTCATCTGCGCCGCTGCCTCCACCGCTCTAGCGACCGTAGCCGCTGCTCCTGGTCCGCCTGCTGTTCATCGTAGCGACGCAGACGGTCCGTTGACAAGTCGTGCGCGGGATTGAGCTTGTGCGTATCAAGCAAGCGCTCTTGGGCGTCTAGGCGTGCGTCGTTGTGTTCGTATGCCTGATAAGCGCAGTTACCGGCCCACCCGAACCCACCCGAGAGCGCGGTCAAGATCGCGGCGACGATCCGGATCTGTTTTCTCGTGTCGCGATTTTCCGATACCTCCCGCTCAATGCGGTTGAGTCTGTCGCTCAGCCGCTCGCTTACGCGCAGGCTATCGGGGCGGTCGCTCGGGCGGCTCACTGGACAACCGCGTCATCAGCAGCGCGACCTGGGTACGTAAGTCGGCGTTTCGTTCCTGGAGTTGCTGCATCCCTACTTCTAGCTCTCGGCATTTTCGTTTCCCATGATGATAGCCCGCCACGTAGCAACGCTCCAAGCAGGTGCGAATATGGGTCTTGATGGCCGGCTGCATCGTCCCAAGTCCGAGCCGGTCTAAGATCTCCTGCTCGCTGTCGTCGATGATGTTCACGACGACAATCGGTTCACCAGGCGTTGACGAATCGTGAGCCCCGCTACGTCCGTGTCGAGCCATGGAAGAGTCGCATCGTTCTGAATAGCGGTAATAATCGCAGTCGAGCCCGCGAACATGTACAGATTCCATTCGGCGGCGAACGTCAGGAAGAGCGCTTCGACTTTGGTGGTCGCCTGCGTTTGGTTTTGGCCGAGGGTGCGCGCGAGCGTCAGGAGATCGTTGATGATGTTCCTCACCAAGTCTTTGCGCACCTGCTCGTCCTCTTCGAGCTTGTCCAGATAGTCGCGGTCCTCCGAGTAGCGACCGTCAAACCACGGCAAAAAAGACATCAGACAAACTCCATAACCAGGGTGCAGTTGACATAACAGCTACCGCCCGCCGTGTCGGTGTTCCGGAAAAATGGCGCAAACCCGTCGCCGGCCGCCAAGGTGTTGGCGCTGACAAAGGTCGTGCTCATGTCGTATCGGTTCGAAGCGGACCCGCCCGATGCCACGGTCATCGTGGTGCCGAGCTGGGTCTCCGTCGTCGTTGCGGTGCCGTCGGCGTATTCGATTTTGTACAGTCGAAAATCCCCGCCCACGGCCGCGCCGCTCACGCGATACCAGGCGTTGACCTCGTTGATCTTGAGCGCCACGGGCGCTTGCGGCCAAATGTTATAGACCTGTGTCGCCGGGTCGGCGCCATTCCCATACGTTTGGGTCATCGTGCCGGCAAGCCACACACTTTGAAACGGCAACCCGTACCAAGTGTTCGTCGCGGCGGCCGAGAAAGCGCCGCCGAAATGGTAGATGCATCGGTCGGCTAGGGCATTATGGTCGGTCTCTAATGCGATTAGCCCGTCTACGATCCGGTTGTGGCAAGCCGCCTCTTGCTGCGTGTCGAGATCGGTTGCCGCGACGACGTCCTGCTTGATCCTACCGTAACTGCCGTCTGTTCTTGTGCCTGGTGTGACTGCCATTGATCGTCGTCCTTATGTCGGCAGGTTGTATTTGTTCATCAAATAGGCAGTCGTAGCCGCCACGTCGGCTTGCACGTAGGTGCCCGTGTAGTCCGCGCTCACCATCTCGAAAATCACGCCGCGGAAGCCCGTTGTCGTATCGCCGAGGGTCAAGCCTTGATCCCCCGTCACCGAAGCCGCGTGCGCGCCGCTTACGCCTGTGCGGTCGTTCGTCCGTAGATAAGCCGTGCCCGCGTCGGCGCCGATTGTAACCATGCAAGGATGGGCGAGTGCGATCGGCTCGGTGAGCGTCGTCGCACCATAAGTAAAGTTGCACTCATAGCCGCCGCTGCCGTCGTTGTCGACGGCGACCGTGATATCCGTTCCGTCGGTGAGGATAATCCCGCCGACGACGAGCTCTTCCATATAGAACACTATCCAGCACTGAAAGTCGTCCTCTTGCAGCAACGTGTTCGCGTCGGTGCTGCCGGGCGCCGAATGGTCAAGTCCGCTGATCTCCTTATCATCTGGCGAAACGTAAAGCCCACAGCCATTCCAGCCGAAAACCTGCGTTGCTACGGGCAAGTCGGGCCCGCCCGTGTCCCAGCTGTTCGCCGGGGTAACGCGGTTGGTCCACGTCGTAATCTCCCCGCCCGACTCGACGAACTCCCCGTGCACGTAATGATGCCGCAGGTTGGTCAGCCCGGCGGTCGCCGCCTCGGTCCAGCCGTTGTAGTTGATGTGCGTATAGAGGTGCTTGTGTTCGTCGAGCGTGCACTCAAGCACGGCGTCCTGCGTGGTGCCGGTCGTCTCGTAGCTCATCTGGCTTGCGAAGAGCCACGGCGTATGCCGGATCGGCTTACTGATTGGCGTTTTGCCGCAGCGCCAAACCTCGTACCTGGCGACGTCGATCGTGTATCCGATATCGAGCGCTATCGCCTTGAAGTCCGCTTCGCTTTGCCCCTCCGAAACGGCGAAGCGCTTTAGAATCGCGTCCTGCCGGTCGGCTTCGGTCGTCAGGTAAGCGGTGCATTCATTCGGGAGGCCGACAAACGTCTCCCAATCCATCAGCAGATCGACCGCGGTTGCATCGCCAGGGAATGACTCGCGATAAAGGTCGGCGCCTCGTTCATGCACCCGGGCAAACTCGACGGCAAACGCCTTGAGGAACTTTCCGACGTTGGTCAGCACGCCACCGATCTCAAGGGCCTTCGTGATGCCGCGGCCGGGCGGTAGCAGCTTCAGCGCCTGATCTTGATATTGCGAGATCAAGGCCTCGCTCGTTCCCGTGCCGCATCCCCCGAGGTAAAAGGGGAAGTCATACGGGAACTCGCAGTCGGCCATTAGGCTTGCTCACCAAACACAAAGACGTTGAGCCGCGCCGAAACCGCGGAGAGGACGACCTCGGTGCTGGTGCTCGACGTCCAACAGGTAATCAGGAACGACGCGCTGCTTAACGTATTCACGCTGAACACCATGCTTACACCGGCCGCGGCGGCGTCGGTTTGCGTGCACTGAACAAAGAAGTCCGTATCGGTCATCGCGTTGTCCATCACCACGGTGATCGTTCCGTTGGTGTCGTTGCTGCTGGTTGCGCTAGCGAGCCCAAACGAATTGCCCGAAATGGTGGCCGTCGTGCTTCCCGTGGTCGTCACGATATTGCCGCCTGCCTTGGGAATCGCTTGGCTGATGAGCTGATTCTTGCTGATCGTAGCCGGATTGAGGACCCCGTTCAGCCTGACGGTGTCGCCAAATACTCCTGCCGCCAAGTTGCTGCTCATCTGCACCTCGGGGCCGTTTGCGTCGCTAGCAATGAGCGTCATGAGGCCCTCGCTTATGCCGAGCGAATCCCACTGTGTCGTGCCCTGATTCCATTCCGCATTGAAGGCGACCGAAAGCCCGGCCGGCTCGGTGTAGACGTTGACAAAGTTCCCCGTGATCGCCGCGGCTTTGAGCCAGTGCGTCCGGGAATCGGTTGTGGCGTTCGTGTCAGTAATACGCGGCGAGTCTCCCGCAAAGGCTGCGCCAAAGGGGATCGCAATGTCCATCTCGTTGCTCGTGCCGCTCCGGCGCAAGTAGAGGATCTCGAGCCCATCGAGCACCTGCGTAAAGTCGAGCGCCGCGGGCGTGAGGCCGGCCGTCTCGATGATGTTGAGCAGTTCTTCCTGCACGCCGTCAAACCACTCCTCCTGCCCAATAGTGCCGGAGTTGGGGTCGGTCGGGTCGCCGTTCGTCCAGCCGTCTTTGCCGGCCCCGAATTTGTTTTGCTCCGCAGTCGGGTCGTCGATTCTATCCATTGCTTGCCTCAGACGTAAATGTGAGTGAAACTCGTAAACATTCCATATTGACCGGGGTCCTGATCGATTGTCGGCGAAGAGAGGCTCACCGACGTCACGCCAGACGCGCTTTGCGCCGCGTTTTCAATATCGGGCTGCCGGAGCACGAGCTCGGGCTCGCCAGACGTGAGGATCCAATCCTCAACCGCCATTTCGAGCGAGTTGCGGACCGGGGTGGTATCCGGGATCAAGCCGGACCAAGTGAGCGTTAGCGGTTGCGGGGTCGGCCCTATGACCGGCGCCCCGCCCATCATGATGGGCCGCTTCGCGTCGACATTCGCCTGCGCCGCCGCAATCGTCGCGGCGCCGGGTACCGGGCCAGATACATCGTCGACGATCACGATCGTCACAAAGCTCGGAGACGGTTCGTTCGGAAACTCAAAGGCGCGCGACACCGCCGCCGTCTCCAATGCCCAGGCCGCAAAGTCGCCCGCGCTGCCCCCACGCGGCGGCGTCTTCATACGGGCGCGGAGCCGATTGAATACACCGACGCTCGTCTCGGCGTCCGCCCCGCCCGATAGGCCGCCCGTGGCTACGGTTGCCTCGGAATCGATCCCGACGATCGGCGTTGACAAAAACACCGCCGCGCCCGCCAACGTGTTGCCGCTCAGCCCCGCCGCGGTAGCCGTTACGGCTACGGTCACATCGCCCCCGCCCCCAATGTTCACGGAGCTGTCGGTCGTAAAGGTAATGCCGTCGCGGTTTCCGATCTCGGTGCCCGCCGGGATATTAGTGCTTGGCGTCCCCGTAAAGGTGACGTTTCCGGTGGCCGCGCTCGCGACGACTTGCGGAGGCGTGAGGAAGATATCCGCCCACCGCAGCAACGTGTCGAGGTCGCTTTCCTCGCTTGGGATTACCTGCTTTTGCAGGTAGTTCAGATAGCCGTAGACCCCGTGTGTCATTCCGGGGACGACGAAGCTGTAGATATTCTCGACGGACCGCCGGAGCACCGCGTCTCCCGATGTGGTGCGCGCTAAAAAGTCCTGCTGAAAGCGGTCGCGTAGCGTCTGCAATGTCGGTCGATCAAATGGCACTTAACCCCCCCCCTTTACTGCGCATAGTAAACTTCCCAAGGCCCGACGAGCTGCGGCGCGAGTTGATCGGGGCGGAACACCCGAACCAAAATCCGCATAAATCCCTTTCGGCCCTCTACCCAGCTCGTCTCGACTTGCACTTCGCGGGCGATGCCGTCTTCTATCATCCACTGAAGCGATTCCTCGGCGGCTTCGCGCGCAAAGAGCAACGTGCCGGTATTGGCTTTGGCGCGCTCTAGCAGCCAAAGGCGCGAGCCCCACAGGTCATTGTCAACAAAGCTATACGCATCGGCCCACCAGCCCCGGCGATCTTGGCCCTCGGCGACGTTGTCCTCGTCCCGCGCTCGTTGATCGCAGAGCAGGCTCAGCAGGACCGCGGTTTCAAGGGCCTGCGTCGTGTCGTGCCCTTCCTCATCTGCCGAAAGATCACCCTGGCCCTGTACGTTGTCGAAGACGATTCGGAGCATTAGGTCGCTTTCACTTTCTGCGCGGCCACGTCGCCGGCAATGTAGGGGCTAGTAAAAGTCACCGGCCCGCCCGTGGGCGTGGTGCCTGTGCCGAGCGTGGCCTGGATTTTGTCGAGCTCCGCCTTGACCAGCGCAGCCAGCGCAACGAAGTCCGCGCCGGACTGGGCCCCGAGATGCACGACATCGTCTGCAGCTAAGAAGATCTTCCAGCCCGTCGGGTTATACAATCCGCCCTCCCCTTCCTCGACCCCCGTTGGTCGAGTTGCGCGGTCGGTCGCTGCGAGACCCACTAGGTGATCTTGCGCGCCCCCGATGGCCAAAACAATGACCTCGGAATCAACCGCAGGGCGGAATGACAGCCCATAGGGCTGGAAGTGCTCGACGTCGTCCGCAACCTCAAGGTGCCGCAGCTCAACCTGGAGGCCCTGCGTGGCGAGCGCATCGTTCACGCGCGAGATTACGCCGCGCGCGATCATCGTGCTGACGCGCGACTGTAGATGCCTGGCGGCGCGGCGTAGGTCCATCAAAGCAACGGCCCTTCGGGTGGGACAACATTCCAATCCGCGTGCTGCCGATCTTGGGCGGTTTTCTCGTCCAGCGTTGGCGCTGACGTATCACCGAGCGGTCGGCCGCGCTTTCGCTTGGGGTAGGTCTCGATCAGGTCGAATGCGGCTTTCTGCACGAACGTGAGGTCGGTGGTGCGGCCGCCCTCGTTTCCGTCTGCTGCAAAGCGATACGCGCATGCGATCAAAAGGAACGTTCCGTCAACCGCGAGGCGCGGGTCCTTGATCCGAACCTGAACCCCGGGCATCCACACTTCGCGGTTGAAGCCTTCGCCGTACCCAAAGCCGTCAACCGTATAAATGACGCGCTCCCCCTGGCCCGCGCGCCGATTCCGCTCCCACACCGCCCGCCGTTTCAAGTCGCGCTTGCCTTTCTGAGAAGTCGAAACCAGAAGCAGGGGCCGATATCGGACGATCTGGTCGTCAAAAATCGCACTATTTTCCTGAGCCGTGGTGCGCCCGTTGCTTTCGTTATCGCTCGGGCTTTGCCCCTTGATAAAGTACGCCGAGTGCCTGCCGGCATGGCTATCGAGCCGCTCGCCCCGGATGATGTTTTGCCCGTACTCGAGCGCCACATTGCTGAGCACCCGCTCGCCGGCTGCGAGTAGGCGTAGCGCGCCTTCGGGATCACTGGCCGGGAAAAGGCCCCGCAGCCGTGCTGCCCGCGTGATGCAATCGAGCACCGACTCCCCCGGGTCAATCGCAAAGCGCGGAAACCTTTTTTTGTAGTCGCCTACGGGGTCGACCGATACCTCGATCCCAAAGGGACTGCACAGGTTTTGCGCGATCTGGCGGAGCGTCACATCGCGCCAGCGCCCCTTCTTAAAATGGGCGGAGCAGTCGACTAGATCGCCTAGCGTTGAGCGCCCCCGCGCCGTGAGCTGTAGCTCGCCCGCCGAGTATTGGGTGCTAACGTCATCGATAAAGCCGGTCACCAGCAAGCGGTCTTGCAGCTTGATCGTGCAGCGGTCTCCGGCCTCAATCGGGGGCGGACCGGTTAGATCAACCCGTAAGTCGGCGTAGCTGAACTCAAAGAGACTGGCGGCCTGTTCAAGCGATAGCCGCACAAAGCCGCGCGTAAAGTGCGTAAACTTCTGCCCGTTGATGAACAGCTCAAAATCGGGGAGGCTAGCCATCGGCGATCACTTCAAGGGGCTCGTCTTGCAATACGAAACCCGGATGCTGGAGTCGGTTGCGCGCGACGATGTCCTCGGCTTGGCGTGCGTCGCCGTATAGGTGTTGCGCCACCACCAACGCGGGGAACGTGTCGGCCGGCGTATGGGTGCCGATCTCCGGGAGACCCCGGGCGACCTCACTCAAATAGGCGGAGACGGCTTCGTTCAGATTGCTGATTGCTTCAAATTCTTTGTCCGACGCTTCGAGCAGGAACGGGTCCATCGCGTCAATGAACGCGCTCCGCGCACCATCCGCTTGGGAAAAGCTCTCAAACGGGAGCCCCGTAAATAGCGAGGCCGTCTCGTAGAGCGCGAGCAACGGGCCCAGGCGGTAGAGCTCGTCCAGGTTGGTCTGCTCTTGCACGCCGTTGGCCGTCGTGGTCTGCACCGTTGGCTTGCCCGCGGCGAAGTCATTCGAGAAGTTGAACGTCTGATCGACCAGAATCCGGATCGGCCCGCCCCGGCTCCAGGTAGTGACGACGTTTTCGAGTAGCTCGGCCGGTGCGCGTAGGGCGCTGTAGGTGGTAACGACCCCATCCACGATCGCGTCGCTCAGCTCGAGCGGCTGATTGATAAGCGCGTTCAAGTTGCCCGATAGCCGCGTTACCTGATTCGTCACCTGCCCGATGATATTGATCTTTGCGCTAATGGTGCCCTGTATGTCGACGAGCTGTTCGCTAAGGTCGTCGAGCCCCCGCCGGAGCTTGGCGCGCCGCGATTCTGGGATGCCGTCATTTGAATATCTGCGAACGAACTTCGCTTGGCTTTCTTCTTTCGCGTTCTCGGCGGCGTCATTCACGCGCGCGCCGGCGTCAGCGACGGCGAACTCCGGGGGCGGCGCGGTTTCGATGCATTCGAACGAGACGGTGCAAAAGCCGCGCTGGCTCTTGCTCTCATTCGTTTTGATGCGCCCAACGATCGTGACCGTAAGCGGCCCACGCCACGGCAAGAACAGCTCGCCCTCACCGCCCTCGAGCAGAGCGGCCTCGAGCGCCAGGCGCTCAATGTCGTAGTTAGGCCCGATGAGGAAGGCCGAAATCTGGAAGCGATTGCTGTCGGCGCCAAGGTCTTGCACGTTCGTAAACTGCTGCCCCGGGAAACGCTGAATCGCCAAACGCCTGCCCGCGTCTTTGGAGTAGTCTTCGACCCAAAAAACGGCGTCCCGAAACTTTGCGCGCCGGTATCCCTCCCGAACGGGGCGACCATCAACAAAGAACTGCTGTTCGTCAAACCAGGCCACTATTCCGTTACTCCTGCGTCGCCTTGCTGCCCGGGTGCGTTTGCGCGCTCAATCGATCCAGCGAGACGATTCAGCGCCCGGGTATTGTCCTCGGTCCGGTCGGCGTTTTCTTCGTTGGCTGCGGCCGAACGCTCGACGGCTTGGGTTGCTTCAATCGGTATCAAGCCGCCTTCGAGCGGGTTCTCTCCAGCAATCCGCGCGCCTTTGAACCCAAGGCCCGCAAGAAAGTCGTTGAAGTTGTTCTCAATATCAAAGGCTTTGTTGGCCAAAGTCCCCGCGCCCGCACCGACAGCGCCAGCGGCAGTGAGCGCGCCGCCGACGACGAGCGCCGACTTTCCGGCTACCGCCGCCCCAACTCCGGAGCCGAGCGCGCCAGGTACACCCGCAAGCACCTTGCCGGCTCCCTTCACGGCACCGGCCGCGCCTTTAATGCTGCCCCCGCCCGCCGCCAAGCTAAAGGCGCCCGCGGCAATCGCGGCAGCCGTAAGCGCCTGCGTCAGCCTTGGAAATTCATCCCGCAATTCTTGGATGGGTGCAGCGGTTTTGTTAATCTGGTCCGCAAATTCATCGAGGCTACCTACCCCGCGATTCAGCGACTCAAGTTGCAATCGCTGTAGGTTCGCGAGTCCACCGGTCGTGGCCCGGGTAAATCCTTCCTCAACTGTCGCTAGGCCGGCGCCGACGTCACCCGTCCCAATGCGGCTGATGATGCCCGCTGCTTTGCGCTCCTGCTCGGTTAGGGTCAGAAAACCCTTTACCGCTTCGGTCTCACCGACGACCGGCTGAAGTCGATCTTTAAGCTGCTTCGGGGTTAGCGTCGCCAGCTGTGCGATTACGGTTTGAAAATCAATATCCGTGCCCTGGAGCAGCTGTCGGCCTGCCTCGGTCCGCTTACCGCCGGCGAGCGTTGCGAGGTCCTTGGCGCGCTCGGGCGTGAGCAAAGTTCGAAGCACGGCCTCGGTCTGGGTCCTCGCCTTACGCGGGTCCTTCTGGCCCTTTGCGATTACTTCTGAAAGGCCGAGAAATGACTGAACGCCTTCAAAGCCTGACTTCCCGGTTGCGACCTTAAACAAAGGAATAAGCTCGCCGAATGAGGATGAGAAGCCCTCGACGGTAATCGCGCCCTGCTTCTGCGCTTCGACCAGGGCGCCGATCGCCTTGGGGACATCCTCTTCTGCAAGGTCCATGTTTTGGACAAACGCGCCGACGGTTTGCGTCAGATCAACAAAGTCAACGCCGAGGGCCTTCGAAGTCTTTGCGAAAAGCTGTAGGTTATCCTCGACGAATTTGATGTTGCTAAAGGCGTCTTGCGCCCGCGCAAACCCCTCCAGCAGGACATCGGACCCAATCAGCGTTGCGTCGCTCACCTTGAGGATGTTCTCCTCTAGCTGCTGAATCGCGGGGTCGCTCAACCCGGTTTGGGTCTGCAGCTGGCCGCGACGCTGGCGAAAGCGCGCAGCAAAATCGAGCCGCTGCTCGATGCTCGGAGCTTGGGCGAGAGATAGCGCGCGCTGCGCCACAAAGGCACCGCCGGCTAACGCACCGGCGGCAACTCCGCGTGCAATGCCTGCGCGCCTTTCTTTGATGCGCTTGATCGCGTCGCGGTGATCTTTCTCCGCCTGTTTCTTCAGCGCCTTTTGGTTCTTCTCTTGCTCGCGCGCGGTCCGCTTTTGCTCGCGTATCTTCTCTTGCTCTGCCCGCTTAACCATCCGGACGATCGCGCGTTCGTCCTGCTCGAGTATGGTGCGGCGCGAACGCTGCCGCCGCGCCCTGTCTTTGTCCGTTTGCTGCGAAAGCCGATTGACCTCCTTTTCGCCGCGCTTCTGCTCCTTGGTAATACCGGCCAGCGTCTTCTTGACTTGCGCGGCGTTCTTGACCGAGATTTCGAGCTCAAGTTTTGCTTCAGCCATGGCTCATCAGTTCGCTGTAGTAGAAGACTTGCCAGTCGGAGAGGTCGGCGGCTGGCCCGCCAAAAAACGCACTAAGCTGGCGAGCGTATCGCGCTCGAAATGAGCCAAGACCTGCTTCGCGTTTGGCGGCTCTTTTAAAGCCGCCGCAAGTTCGGCCACCTCCTCCTCGGTCAACCGCAGGCGCGGGTTGACCGTGTCCTGCCAGTCGACGTAGCTCTCCCACAGCTGCTGAACGAGCACCGAATCGAGGGACCGCACCTGCTCAATCGATTCAAAGAAAGGCACGGGAGCCTCGGCCTTGCTGTCCACATCGACGATGCCGTGCAGCAAGACCTGGCGCTGCGTTTCCCGATCGAGTGATTCCGGGTCTACGTTGACAAACTCCGAGAGCGTGAGCTGCACTTTTTTGCACTGGCGTTCGAGGTATATCTGCGCCTCGAAGCGCGCGAGGTCGACCTGGCGATCGGATAGCACTCGGATCCCAATTTCCAGATTCTCATCGCCGGGAAACTTGGCTTTGCCAATGACGCGACGGCCCTGCAAAATGCCCTGCACCGCCGCGTCATCGAAACGCGCCACTAGATCGTCCTATTCGCTGCGTTACCGTTGATGACCAGCTGAAACTCCCCAGCCGAGAGCTCGCCCACCTCCGTGACAAAGGCGTTGCTGATGCTCCAGCCGTCCCCGGTATCCGTCTCAAAAGCGCAGGTGAAGTCCCGCAACGCCCGGAGCGACTGAATGTCCGTATCCGCCAAATGGACCACGGTCGCAGTAACGACCGCCGGGGTGATGTCTTCGCGGTAGAAGATCGTCCCCTGGTCCGTGGTGAGCGCTTCGCGAATGATGCCGCCTGTTTGAATCGACGCACCCGCCCTGGAGCGGATAACGTCGCCGTTCAGTTTGATCGTAACCCTACCTGTGGCCTGTGCCATTTTTCCCCCTTACAGCCTGAACTGGAGCCGCGTGGCCGAGACCACGAACTTATTGATGACGTCCGGCCGCAGGATTGCGTCGAGCCGGTTAAAGTCGGTCGTGTTGCGCTCGACCACCAGGTCCGTCCGGAACTGATCCAAGTCCTCCACAAGGCCGGCCAGCTCCTGGTCTTCGAACCAGGCCAAGGCCTCGGCCCGGATGGTGCTCGGGGTGACGATGGCCTGCCCCGGGCTAAACCGCGTTCCGTCGTCCGCAAGCTTGTGCCGCGGATACTTGAGCGTGATGCGCGCGTCCCAGCTCCACCGGAGAAAGCTGATGGTGCGCTTGGTCGTGAGGTCGAGCCACGTCGGGTCGTCTACGCCTTGCGCGTTCTTCTGGTAGGTCGTGACGAGTCGCTCGATCGCGACCTGCCCGCTTGGGTTCACGGTCGTCGTCGACGCCCCGTAGCCCAGCAACAGGTTCCGTTCGTTCTGGTCGAGACGGTTCCCCGCCTTTGGCGCCACGACGTCCGGAAGGACAAGCGTTGTCCTAGGGCGCGCCGGGTCTTGCCCGGTCTCGAAGGCATCGATCGCCGCCGCGTTGGCCGCCACCGTCCAGGGCGGAGTCGGGGACTGCCCCGGCGCCACGACCGTCGTGTGCTCGCTATTGCGTGCAGGCTGCTCGGTGAACGTCTGCGTGGCGGCGAAGGTTCCGACGAAACCAACAAACAGATGCCCGTCCAGGTTGACCATCGGTCCCCACCGCGTAGCCAGCTCCGCTTCTAGGAGGTCGATGTTTCCATCGTCCGCAATACCGCTGCAGATCGTGTCGTACTGCGTCCCCGCCAGCGCAGTGATCGTAGCTGCGAGGCTAGGGCTCGTTGCGCCCGACGCCATGGGCGTTGTGGTATTCGCAAGGCCAGCCGGTAAGATATCCGAATCTCGGAAATCCATCTGAATGTCGAGGTCGTTGCCCTCGGGGCCGTCGTGCCGATACGTGATCGTCACAGTGCCCGTCGTATTGGAAGACGTGAACTGCGCCCGCGCATCTGCGGCGACTAAAACGTCAAGCGCATCTCCGACTACGGTCGCGGTGTCCCCGATCGAAACGCCAACCCCGTAGCGCTGACCACCAATATAGAACTGCGCAGTCCCCGAAGCGGTCGCCGTCCCGGTCAGCGCGAAGGTTCCGGTCGCCGGGGTTCCGGCAGCCTCGTCAACCCCCACGGCCACAAGCGCCGTCCGCGGCTTGGCCTTGCGGAAGTTCATCGCCATCGTCGCGAGCTGCGAGCCCTGCCCGAAAAACCCTTCGGCCTGCTCGTCGCTCGTGACCTGTTTTGTAATGTTTTGCGCTACGGTGCCGGTCGATAACCGGTAGCCGATGAGCAGCGCTGTGTGTGGCCGGATGCCCACGCCTTCGATGGCTCCCGTCGGGTCAATCTCGACGAAGTTGCCAGGCGTGAGCACGTCCGCCGGGATGTCATTGAACGTGATAGGCATCAGCTTTCATCCTTCTCTGATTTGGGTTGCTTCTTGCGAGCCGGCTTAGGTGTCAGCTCGGACTTGGTAGAGGGAGCGGCGAGGGTGATCGCCCCGTCGCGGAGCCGGCGATCCCACCAGCTAGACCAGACGACCTCCGCCCCTTCGGCAGGGACGCGGCCCCCGAGTCGGTCAGTCGGGCGGTGCGGCGGCACCGGGTAGATGGTTTTCTTCTCGGCCATGACGGTTTTCTCCCTCCTAAAAACGTAGTGATTTCGGCACCTTTGAAACTATCGGCGCGTTTAGTAATCCGTATTACACAGAAAACAGGGCCCTACCCCTTTACTTTGTAATACGCGCGTATTACATTATATATATGAAGGGCAGGGGAAACATGGAAATCACAATCAGCATCCGAAGCATCAAGGTTCTCGTTATGGTCACGGTCTGCGTCATCTCGCTGATGGCCGCCGACAGCTTCATCCACAACGTCGCCCGCAACATCGCCACCGCCGCCCTGTAAGAAAAGAAACGAACCAAATGACTTTTCCAAACGAAGAAATCACGACTCGAATTAACCTCCGCGAAAGCGGGTACCTGCGACTCGTTGAGTCCGCTGCGCGCCCGGGGCGCGGCCGGGAGTTTGAGGAGGAAGCGACTACGCAACCGCTACCTGCAAACGAGGTGCTACAAGTAAGCGCCGGCGAGCTTGCGCGTGCTGAACTAAAGCGGCTCCGTGCCGTTATCGCCGAGCGCGACACGGAAATAGCGGCGTTGACCCGTCTGCTAGAGCGGGCCCTTGCCGATAAGCGCACTCTGATCGACTGCGCCGTATTGGAGGCGAAGTGAAGGACCGTCGCACGGAAATTATTCCGACCCGCTTTGCCCCGGACGAAGTCGACGCCCTCGATAGGGCGGCAGCAGACGCACGGATAAGTCGGTCGGAGCTGATTCGGACACTGGTGCTCGGCGCCATCGAGCAGGACATGGCCAGCGCCTTGATCTTGCTGGCACGGCTGCCCCGCGATTAGGGCTGCGGGAGCGTAAGGTCGTTGACGGCCTCGTCGACGATGTTCAGGCCATCGGGCGGGAGGTCCCACTCGGTGTGCTGCGTCACGTAAGCGTCAAGCGTATGCCGGTTCGCGAGGTCGATGAACGCCTCCGGCGCCGGGTAGCAACCGTCGAAGGTCATCTCGCCCCGAAACATCGGATAGGTTTGGTTGGCGCCCGGAACGAAGCTGTAATCCGCCCGCCCGGTCCCGAGTCCGTATCTGGCTAGCCCGGCAGCTTCGAGCACCTTGGCGTTGTCTTCGATTAGGGGGTCGCGCCCCTCCCGGCACACGGCAATCATGGCGGCCCAGACGCGGCGGAGCACGGGCCAGCGCTGCACAATGCGGTCGTGCGGCGTGGCCGGTAGCATGTAGTCGAATCGAAAAACGCTGTTTTCCTCGAAGAGCCAGTCGCCCTTGTCCCGGTCCCGGTCTTGCGCCCGGTAAATGAGCAGCGTGGGCTGGTTGCCCTGGGCCAGGAGGCTCAGGGGCAAGGGCGCCCCGTAGATCAACTCGATGGCGTTACCGCCTAGCTCGGGCAGCAGCCGGGCATTGACCGAGCCACGGATGAGCAATGCTAGGGCCTGAACGGCGGTATCCGCCGAGATGTCGAGGTCGGTAGGCATGCCTAGCGCCTGGAGACGGCAAAGCCTCCAGCCGCCCCACGGACCCCGCCCTCGAGCGTTGGGGTCAAGCCGCTGATTTCGTTATTGAACTTCATTTCCCAGAGCATGCGCTGCTGCATGTAGATGTCCGATTCGACGCCCGTGGACATCGCGATTTGATACAGGTGCTCCGCGGCCCCGTAGCGCACGGCAAGGCTCAGCTCTTGGGGAAACTGTAGCTGCCCATATTCGATCGGGGGCGTGCGACGCCTGAGCGCCTCGAGCACCCGATCGAGCGCGTATTGCCGCGCGGGCTTGCTATCCTGCCAGGTCGAGGGCTGAAGCTGCATGGGGCCCGAGCGCACGTGGCCGCCGAGCCACTCGTCAAAGTCCTCGTCGCTGATAATCAGGTCTACATCTACGGTGGTTATTGGCATCAGCTACTCCAGTTTATCGAGCGCGAGCTCCATTGCGGCCGCCATCTTGTCTTCAATCCGGCTTAGGTTTTTCTCGACTGCCGGGCGCATGTAGGGGCGGGACTTCATGCCTTTCATGGTGACCCGCTTGCGGAAGATGAAACCGTCGCCGCCGGGCGCGGCGAAGCGTAAGGCCTTGCGGCGCGTCGGAACGATCTCCTTTGTGCCGCCCGACGCGAAGCCGGGCTCGCCGCGGGATAGGGTTCCGAACTCGACAAACGCGGCATAGGGCGCCGCCGCGAGCACGCTGCCCCGGAGCGAGCCATCGAGGAAGTCGCCCTCAACACGGCCCGCACGGATGCTGCTCTTCAGGTTGCCGGTGCGGGCGGTAGGGCCCTGCACCTTGCCCACGGGGGCCATGGCGCGCGCCTCAACCGCGATCAGATCGGCGATAAACTCTAAACCGTCGCGCGCCCCTTCGTTGATGGCCGCGAGGATGGGCTCAATCTGTAGCTTGATGTCGATCTCGATGGTCACGGATCAACTCCTTGAGCCGCGCCGAACCCGTATTCCAGTGCGGGCTAAGCCCGAGCTCGCGGGCTTCGTCCATCAGCTCGGCTCGGCTCATAATATCGAGGTCGTCCCCCTCGGCCGCGGGAAGTTCCGGCCTAGTGGTGGCTTCAGACCGGGCGGCAGGCGATGATGTCAATTCTGCCGCCCGGTCTATTTCGCCACGGTCGCGGAGCGTGTCCGCAACCATGCTCAAAGTCTCGTCGTCCCACGCCTCGATAGTGAGCGATGGGCCGAAGGCAGCATAGAGCCGCTTGACTGTCTTGCCCTCGACGGGCTCGACAGTAACGCCATCAACGAAGCGTGCGCCCGGATACTTTTCCGAGCGGCCGTCCGTCATGGTCAAGCGATATTTCCCTTGGAGCTGCCCCTTTTGGCGTGGGATTTCAAAGACTTCGAGCTTCATGGTGTGGTTCTCCTTATTCGACCACGCCTTCGCGGACGGCGAAAGCGAGGTTACTCTTGAGCACCGGGGCGCCGTACCACTTGACGCGCGTTCGCACGGCGTCCTTCGCTTCGAGCGGCCCAATGTTTTCAATACGGAAGCCGAGCACCGGTCGGGTGCGCGGGTCTGCGTCTGGGCTGATTACAGATCCACCCGTCGCGGCCGCCAGCACCAGACCCTCGTCCGGATTGAGCGAGCCGAGGTAGATGCGGGACACCGTCCCCGAGCCTACCGTGTAGTTCGTGATGTTGTCGTTGTGCAGAATCGGGATCCCGCGGTAGGTCGGGACCTGGCCCGCGTACCCAGGGATCGCGACGTGCTCCGGGTGAATACCCCCGAGCGCACGGAGCGCACCGTAGTGGTTCTCGATTTGCTTGCTGTTCATGATAAAGGCCCGACCATCCCGCACCTTTTGGAGCGAGATCAGCTCGTCGAGCATCGCGATGGAGTACGCATCCCCATTCACGCCGACTACGGGAACGGTTTGCGCGGCGGGAATCATTTCGTTGAGCCCTTCGAATTCATCGTTTGAGCTGGCGAAGTAGATCAGAACCTCGTCGTCCGCCGTGATGTCCGAGACGTCGACCGTGATGTCGATGTAGAAACTCGGATTCCACGACGTGAGCGTGACCGTCGAGTCCGCCGCAACGGCGACCGCCGGTCCATAGTCCACGTCACCGGGCGCCCTAAACTGCCAGAGCGTGCCGGCGTGGGTGTACTTGAGCGAACCGGGGCCCCGCCGCGCGGAATCCAGGTGCGGACCGTACACGATACCGTCCGCCGCGCCCGTGCCCTCTGCGAGGGGGATGCCCGCAATGACGGGCTGCAGCCCGTAGTTGTGCGACGTCGTGTGGCCGCCGTTGATCAGCTTATCCTTGACCAGGCGCCAGGTCGCTTTCGCCTTCTTGCCGGCAAGGCGATTGCGAGACGGCCCGCCGGTGACGCCCACTTCCTCAGCGAGGAGATCGGAGTCCACGTTGCCGACGATGCGTCGGAACTGGACCTCGACCACGTCGTCAAGGCCGGAGCTTTCTTCGGTCGTGGCGCCGCTATCCGGAATGAATAGCGTGGACGGTAAGGTTCCCTCGCGAGCGAACTTGATGCTCGTCCCCGCGACCGGTTCAAACGGAATGAGCGCCGCGAGCTCGTCCGTGGTTACGATGTCGCGGATAATTCCGGCGAGCATCGGGTTTTGCGCCATCTTGAGCGCTTCGGGCAATAGGTATGCCATTTTCTTGTGTCCTTTGGGTTAGTTAGGTGTCGGAACGGTCCACAGACTTAGAAGGCTCTGGCATGGGCCCTGCGAGGTCATACAAGTCACTCGAATTCATCTCGTGCAGCGGGACCCGGCTCGTGCCGCGCGCCGTCGCATTCGGTGATGACGTCCCCGCTCCCCCGGTTGTTGCCGAGGCAAAGTGGGGGCGGTCAACCAAGAACTGCTTCGCAATCTTGACCGGGTCCTCGTCGATGAGATCCCCGCCGTAGGTTGCTCGGATGGCACCATTGCCATCGACCTCGACTTCTTTGAGCTGCGCCAGTAGCACCGCGCGCGCATCGTCAGCAGCCGGCCCGTATACCTTTGCCGCTTGTAAGGCCGAGGTAAACGCGCTTTGGAGCCGCTCTTGCTTCAGCCGCTCATTGGCGGCTAGCACGGCCTCGTCTCGCGTCTTGATCTCGTCCTCAAAGTGCTTGGCCTTTTGAGCCGCCTTCTCCAACTCGCGCGCGTGCTGCATTTGCAGCTTCTCTATCTCTGACTTTCCCGCTTCCTGCTCCTTCGCCGAGAGCTCGTCGAGTTGCGCTTGTAGCTTCGCCACCGTGTCCGACGTCGGCGCCGCGGCTAGCTGTTGCTCTAGCTCCGCGATGCGTCGGTTGGCCTTGGCGTTGATGCGGTTCACGTCCTCTTGAGTAAATGTCGGCGTTGGCGCTTCTGCGCTCTCGTCAATCTCTGCCATGTCTGCTTCTCCCCCACGGATGCTCTGCCGCCCGTGGTGCGGCTACCCCTGCCTAACCCGCATGAACCCCGTGGCGGCAGGTGCGCCTCGGGACGGTAAAAACGTCACAACAACTAGCTAGACAATCGGAACGGGGCGGAGCACGTCGGCCTTATGGATGTCGGTCCAAAGCTCATCGACGCCCGCCGTCCACACGACGAAGGCTTGGATCCGCCAGTAGCCCGGAACATCGAATACCGTGGCGTCCGTAGTCACCGTCACCTCGCTCCCGGTCCCCACTGCGCCCGCAATCGTGACCGCCGTATCCGACTCGGGCGCCTGAAAGCTGAACGTCACTGCCGTGACCCCGGTCAGGTCCGCTAGCTCGCCCGCCTTGATTACCGGAATATTGATCACGACACCCACATCGCCCACATGAATCGAATCCGTGATCGCCGGAAGCCTCACGAGCGTCGGCCCGTAGCGCTGAATTGTGCCCACATATTGCGTCAGGAGCCCGGATAGGGTCGACGTGTCCGCTTGGGCCGGAACCACCTGGACCACGTCCGTCGCCGCCGGAGCGCCGCCCGAGGCGTCATACTCGACGACCCAGAAGTCCCCCGAGGAAACCCCCACAACCGCCGAAGCGTTGAGCACCGCGCGATACACCCCGGGCGCGTTGCTTGCGTCGACTTCGGCCACCGCGGTCTGGCGCGTTGTCCAGCCCGACGTCTTGAACGTCGAGTCGGCAAAGTCGAGCCAGCTATTGACCGTCGCGCCCTGGCGCACCGCCGCCAGCACGGTGAGCCCGGTCACGCCTCCGGTTGCGTTGCCCACCGTGTAGGTCAGCGGTAGCGCCGTCTCTGTTGCTTCGATTTGGAGTCTGGTCATAGCTTTGGCTAGGTTGTAAAAATGCCGCTCTGTCCGATATGCGGTCAGGTTTCAAAGTGGGGCACCGGGGCTGGACGCAAGGCCGCGCTCTGCGACGCCTGCGAGGAGCGCGCCCTAAGGCGCTACGGTTTCAGCATCCACCGCAGGATGTGCGCCCACCACGGTTCCGGTCTGCCCCACTTCCTCGAGCAATCCTCGTAGGCCGCGGAGTTCTTCGCGGTCGGCCCGTTGCTGTTGAGTGAGCTTGTCGAGCGTGGCGTCGATTTCACCGATCCGCTTTTCAAGTTCCTTGCACCTCTGGTGAATCAAGCTAGCCGAAACGGGTGCCGTGACCAAAACGATTTGGCCTTCGGCGGTTTCGAGCTGTAGCCCGTTAATGTGTGCTCTCATGAAATGCTCGCCTCCTGTGCCGTCGCGCGCTTCTCTGATTAGGGATTGGCAGCTTGCTCTTCCTCTTGCATTTCCTCAATGGTGTCCGGGATGAGCGCGAGAATCGTGCCAATGATCACGGTGAAGTTCAGGATGGCCTTTTCTACGAGCGCGGCGCGCGCCTCAGGTGTTGCGGCCGTTTTGCTGTTCAGCAGATGATTGCGGCCCGTGATCGCGTGCTGGACGATCGTCCCCTCGCTCGTTAGCTCTTGCTGCTTGGTGTATCGGCTCATGATGTGACCTTTCTGGGATTTGTTCGAGGACCGCTTGCCAAAATAGCGACTCGGCCCCTTCATTTAGGTAACCGACATTATCCTTCTTGTGGTTGCTGGTTTGTTCACATTGATATCAGCGTTAAGTGTAAATGTGTCGCAGCCCTGAATACGGAGCAAAATCTCATCTCCGTCTGACACGTCCGGGCCAAGGATTTTAAACGACAACAAAAACTCGCATTCTTCATTTGCCGAGTAACTAAGGTTGGGCGTGTTTCCGTCCGTAGTAACGCCTTGGTTGGGAGTTATAAATGTGCCCGATCCGATCCGCTGCGTGGTGTCTCCGAGATCGGTAAGTCCTGGGTCAGTAGTCGCTATGAGTACATTGACTGCACTGAAGACAGCGGTCCAACCGCCAGAGTTATGGTTAAACTCCCAGTTGATACTGGTGAAGTTACCATTCCCGCTGTTACTTTCTTGTACAAGCAGCCGCGCCTGTAGATTGGTATTGACTGTCAGTGTAGTCTGCGTATCGGTTGTCCCAATCTGTGTTGAACCCGACTCGGTCCCCGCCGCGTAAAACGCATAGGAGGCCTGGTCGAATTGTGCCATTGCAACCATTAGCGGGCCTCGTGTTGTTTGCGGTAAGCTCTAATTCTCTTGCGCACTTGCTCAAATTCCTGGTTTGGAATCCATAATCCGTATTTAGCAATTCCGGCTGCCCGCAATACCGGGCCAAGGTCATCCGTTGCCATTGGTTCGCCGTTAGGAAGAACTGCGTAAATGTCGCATTGATCGTAGACCCGAAGCCTCCCGTCGTTTTGATGGGCGATGACAGCCTGCATGCCATCTGCAGGAGCATTTTTCCATACACGGGGAACTCGGAAAACTACCTCCACATCAGTACCGTCATCCTCAAGCATTCGATCTGGGTAAACCATGGTAAAACGTTTCATCAGTCTTCCGTATACCGCACTGTCACGTTGAGTAATGTCGGGCTTCCGATCACTCCGCTCGTCTCAAACCAAACCCACGAATTAGCTGGGATGGTCGGGTCGCCTGCGCTAACAGTGATGCTTGTCCCGGCTCCCACAATTGCAATCACGTTAGCCGAATGCACCGCATTGCCCGCACTGTCTCGGTTTGTGTTGTGATAGACCTGTAAGGTGCAGGTGGTCCCGCCGATGATGTTCGCGTAGATGTGCGTAACGGTAATCGCAATTGGAGTAAAGAACATCGTCAAATCTTCGGTAGCCGTTGGCGTCTCGACCGTGATTGCTTTTGTTAATACGGGCGCAGGCGCGCCCTGAAATGTAGGCGCCGTTCCGACTCCGTTGGATGTAAGCACCTGGCCGATGGTGCCCGTGGCTACCGTTGCGGCAGCCCCGGCGGCATCCCATGTTATCAGCTCGCCGTCAGTTCCGTTTGCCAGTTTGGCGACTCCGATGGTCGCGTTGGCAATCTGTCCGTTCACGAGCTGCGCAGCAACGACGTCACCAGCAACGCGCCCGACGACGGTGTTGGTGCCAACTGTGAGGTTGCTCGGATCGCCTGTGCCTGTCGTGGGCTTTGCCTTGACGGAAAACCCGGTCATGTCCGCGGCCTTCGCGTCCGTGATTGCGTTGTCGGCAACCTGGCTTGTCTCGAGCTGGGCGGCGACGATGTCCCCAGCCGCGCCCCGGCCGACGACCGTACTTGCGCCCACGGTCATATCGACCGGATCGCCGAGCGTTGCGGCGTTTCGAACCTTGACGGTGTTGGCGGCCATGTTCGCCAATTCGGTATTCGTGATCGAATCGGCGCCCGGTGTGCCCGCGGGCAGGTTCGAGATCTGAACCCGCTTTTTCACGTTCGCCGCGGCCGAATCCTCAATGATCAAAAGGTCGGCTGAAACTGGCGTGACCTTCTCGGTGATCGCCGCGATCTCGCCTGCGACATTGTCATGGATCGCCGTCGTATCGGTGCCGGGGCCCCCTTCGATGTAGTTGTCGACGTGGATTGTGCCTGCGCCGGCTTGCGTCCAATCGATATGTTCGTTTGCAACGAAGTTGGTCAGCGCGTCGTGATCGATCGCGCCCATGGTGATCGACTTTTTGACGTTGGCCGCGGCCGAGTCTTCGATGATCAGGAAATCACCAGAGACCGGTGTCGCCTTGGCAGTGATGGCCGCGATTTCCCCCGCAACGTTATCGTGAATCGCGTCCGCGTCCGTGCCCCCGGGTGCGACTTGAAACGTGGGCGCCGCGCCGGGGCCGTTGCTTGTGAGGACGTGGGTCGCGGTACCGGTCGCCACGGCTGCCGGATCCCCGGCGGCATCGTAGGTGATGAGATTGCCGGCCGTGCCGGCCGCCATCTTTGCAAGCGTGATCGCATCGTCCGCGACTTGGCCCGTTGCAACCTGCGCCGCGACGATGTTACCGGCCACCCTGCCAAGGACCGTGTTGGTTCCGACCGCAAGGTCCGCGGGATTCGTCGAGCCCGCAGTCGCGTTGGCCTTGACGGTATTGGCCGCCATGACGGCGAGCTTTGCATTGGCCAGCGTACTCGCGGCGACTTGGCTGTTCGTGAGCTGCGCCGCGACGATGTTCGCGCCCACGCGCCCGACGACCGTGTTGGTGCCTACGGCAACATTGGCCGGATCGGCAAGGCTTGCCGTGTTGTTGGCTTTGATCGTGTTGGCGGCCATATCGGCCGCTTTGGCGTTGGTAACCGCGTTATTCGCAATCGTTGCCGCGAACGACCCGGTGCCCGACCCGGTCACGTCCCCGGTCAGCGTGATCGTCTGGTCGCCGGTATTCGTGCCGCTCGTGTTGTCGAGCTTCGTTTTGTCGGCCCCGGAAAGAAACCCGGCCGCGCCCGCAGCTACCGCGAGCGCGTGTTGCGTCCCCCCGCCCCGCACCCCGTGCTGAGCATCGCTCGCCAAGACGCCCACCTGAACGTCATTTGCATTGACGGTGATCGAGCCGTCCGCGTTGCCGACGACGTCAAAGGTCCGGTCGGCGCTTAGGTCGCCGCCCCCGGTAAGCCCGGCCCCCGCCGTGAGGTTACGGCTGGTCGGGACGCCGCCGGCTTCGGGCTGCCAGGTGGCGGTCGTCGCGCTCGTCGCCTTGAGGACATCCCCGGTTGACGGAGGCGCAGCAAGGTTGACGTTTACGCTCGCCCCGGTGGTTCCGAGCGCGACCACGGTGGCCGGGGCGCCCGACGTGGTTACGTCCCCGGTGTGATCTACGTTGCTGACCTTCGCATTATTGGTAGCAATGTCCGATTCCATCGTGTCGAGATCGACCGCTTGGGTGACCGTGATGAAATCGCTTTTTGTTTTGTCCGGGCCCGACATGAACCCGGCAACGGCGCCCGTCGCGATGGCATGCCAGGCCCCGATCCCGATCACGCCGTGCGCGTGTTGATGGTCGGCGCGCGCTAGGCTGGTCGATGTGCCTTCGGCGTTTGACGTCGAGACGTCGACGGGCGCGGCGGTTGCCACGTCATGTTTATGATCGGCCCTAGCTACCTCGGTTGATACGCCTGCGCTTGCGGCGGCCTTGGTAACGTCGGCCGGCGCCGCGCTGGTAATAACGGTCGACTCGGAGAACTTGGCCCAGCTCAGTGGGTCGGTTCCCACGGTGTCCGTTGGTTGATCGGACGTACAAAGCCAACCCGTGTCGGCGTTGGCCGTGCCTTCCTCGACGAATACAGAAACGCCCGCGGCGCTCGAGGTCGCTACCATGTCCGAGGCTCGCGAAGGAGCGCCTGAGGCGTTCACGGTGTAGATGCCGTTTTCGCTGGCGGTGCTCTGATTCTTGACCAAGATCCGGTCGCTCGTCGCGAGCACCACGCCGTCGATCGTGTCGCCGTTTTCAAAATCCGTGGCAAGGGTGCCGGCCGCCGTGGTGGCGGCGCGCACCGACTGCTTCGGGTCCATCACCAGCGGGGTGACCAGGCTATCGAGCTTGGCCTTGTCCGCTGCGCTCATGAACCCGGCCGCGGCGCCCGTCGCCACGGTGTGCAAACTGCCGTTGCCCCGGTTCCCATGCTGCGCATCGGAGGCAAGCACCCCGACTTGAATATCATTGGCGTTGACGGTGATGCTGCCGTCGCCGTTCGCGATGACGTCCAGGGTAACGTCGCCGAGCCCCCCGCCGGTCATGCCGGCGCCCGCCGTGATCGTTTGATCGTCCTTGGCGGCCGTTTCAATGCCGTCGAGCTTAGATCCGTCCGCGGCGACGTCGCGCCCGTCTACCGTGCCGGTGAGCGTGATGTTCCCGATCCCGGAAAGGTTATCGGTATCATCAACGGTGATCCCGCTGTTCTGCACCCCCTTGGCTGCGCCATCGCCCCGGACTAAAAGGTTATCGCCAATATTCGCGGCTGCCGTGACGTCGCCGCCACCCGCCGGGACGTCCCATGTATCATCACCCCGGAGGAACGTCGTCGCGTCCTTCGTCCCGGTGGCGCTGAGGTCGGTCGTCGCAACGATGGTGTTGCGCGTAATGACCTGACCCGTGATCGTGATGTAGTCCGGCGTTCCGGCTAGCGTCACGTCAGTTGAATTGTCAGTGCCCGCCGCGTCCACTCCGAGCGTCGTTCGCGCTGTTGGGGCGTCAACGTCGTCAACGAGCGTGGCCCCGAACGCGCTGATCGTCGTGTTCGCAGGCAGGGCCAGCGTCTTTAGGTCTGCGTCGACCTCGCTGTCCATCAGTGCGCCGGCTGCGGTCACGTTCGCCGTATTGGTGACCTGGGCCCCGGCCTCGACGCCGTCGAGCTTGGTCTTGTCGGCGCCGGTCATGAATCCCGAGGCACCGGCCGCAATCACGTCGGCATGCTGCGTCCCGCCGCCGCGCGTGCCGTGCAAAGCGTCGGTTAGTTCGCCCGTATGGAGCGCGCCCCCGATGGCGTGGGCGAGTGGCGTTCGAGCATCGGAGAGCCTTGAGTCGTCGCCCTCGCATACCGTGTTCGCTCCCGTGCCGTAGGTCGGGGCAATGTCTACCACGCCAGCAATAGACGCGTCGGCCGTCACAGTGAAGCCCGTGACAAAGTTCAGCAGCGGCGTTTGGTCTTTGAGCGTGAGGTCCTGGTAGACGTTACTTCGCGGCGTGATGTCTGCCTGGCCGCCGCCGCCATCGGCAACTAGCGCACCGGCAACGAAGTTGAGTTGCGTCGCCGTAGCGACTACGGTGGCGCCGCCATCTTCGACGGCGATACCGGCCGCCGCCGTGCCAAACTCGAGCCCCGTTTCGCCGACATTGACGACGACAGCGTTACCACCTTCGCCGGTGTAGCTGGCTTCGGTTACGTCCGTCAGCGCCAAGAAGGTCATCGCGGCGCCAGGCAAGCTCCCGATCGTGATTTTCTTCTTTGCAAACGCGGCGGCCGAGTCCTCGATCAGCAGCAGGTCGGCGGAGACGGGGCTGGCCTTGAGCGTAATCGCATTGATCTCGCCCGCCGTATTGAAGTGAACTCCATCAATGTCCTGTGGGATAACAACGGAAGCCATGCTATCGGCCGACTGCCCTTCGGTATTCCTGAATCATTTGCGCATGCGTAAGCTCAACGTCCAGCAGCTTGATACTCTGAACGCCCCCGCCGCCCTGCAGCCAATACCCGTTTGCCGCCGTGCCCGCAGAGCCGCAGCAAAAAATGTCGCTGCCGCCCGGGGTAGGGGGCGTCACCGTGACGCCGCTCGTGACCTTCGTGTCGTTGATGTACACGTTGACCACATTGGCCGCGCTCCGTGTAAACCCAGCCCAAAAGACGACGCCTCGAGGAATGGTCCAGCCCGTGTCGACCAAGTCGCCCGAGTTTTGATAGTTGAGCGTTCCGGAGACCGACACGAGCGCATAGTTTTGGGCGCCCGCGCCGGACGCGGGTCCTGAATAAAACATGTACGGGGAGCTCTGGCTATTGGCGTCGGCCAGTAGAAACAGGCCGTAGCCGCTCACCGCCTGGTTGATGCCGCGTTGATGGTCGGTGCCGGTAGCCGTCCGGAAATCAACGTTGCCGACGCCCGAGCCCATGTCCGCGCTGGCGTTGATGCCAATCGATGAAAAGATGGGCGAGCCGCCCGTCGTCATCGTGTGATTGGCGGTCTCGTCAGTGTTGCCGTTGTCGCCTTGCCAGCAGAAGAGAACATTACCCCCAAAGCCGGCGGTCGGGTCGTGCAGTTGGGGGAGCTGCACAATACCGGCGTCGAGCGTATCTAACGCCGCGGCCACGGTCGCCCCGGTCACGCCGGAATCATTGTCGATTTGCGAGGCGTCGTAATCGCTCGCCGCTGCGACTACCATGCCTGTGCGTCCGAAAACGTCCGTTACCGGGGCGGATGCGGCGTCGAGGGTGTCTAACGCCGCCGCAACCGTGGCGCCCGTTACCCCGGAGTCGTTGTCGATCTGGCTTGCGTCATAGTCGCTTGCGGCGGCTACCACGGCCCCGGTCCGTGCAAAGACCGACGTTACGGCTCCGGCGCCGGCTAGGGCGGCTTCCCAAAGTGAGCCCGCGTCCGATCCGTCGGTGTTGCCAATCTCATTGATGACGGTGAGCAGCCAGGTGGCGATCGTCTCGTATTCGCTCGCCTGAACTTGTACGTCCAGATCTTCCACCGCGGCGTTATCCATCTTGGTACGCCCGAGCGAGCCATCGGTGCGGGTGGGAAAGGGTGGTACAGGCATAGGTGGTGTATATTCAGCGTCGTAGATTAGGGTCGGATAAAAACCAGAGGATCAGAACGCAAAGCGCGAACAGCACGTAGAACGCGGTTTCGTCAGCCAAGCTATTCGACGTCGACTTCGCCCATGACTCGCTTTTTGCTGTCCCCTTGCAGCAGCGGAACCTTGAGCGATTTTGGCTCGTTCTTGTAACGGGCGGCCGAAAAGCGGTTCAGGAGACTAAGGGCGATGCCGAGCCACTTATTCGCCTTTTGGGCAGCAGGGCCGTCGATGTTGCCCACGACCAGGGTGGCCGCGCCGATGATGGCAATCAGGCCGCCGATCAAGGCTTCTCCGTGTTCTTGAAACCATTCCATGTTTCCCCCCTTTGTTTGGTTCTCACTCGTGTTGTACGAGTCGCAGCGCTGGTCGTTTTCGGACTAGCGGCACATCCCACTTGAGCGTCATGCGGTCTGCGCTGATGCACACCTGCCCCATGCTCCCGACGCAATCGCAGTCGAGCTGCAGCTCGAGGATCCCGCGCTTATCAAAGATGCACGCCTCGGCCCACTCGGCGAGGTTGAAGATGGCGCCGCAGCCCGGGCAAACCGCCGCCCCGTAGTCGCCTGGTCGGATCATGGCTTGGCCTTCTGCATCGCTTCTTTGACCGAGCGCGGGGCGCCTTGCTTGGTCAGCACGGCGGCCGGTTGCTTTTCGAAGATTTGTTGCCGCGTTGGGCTGAGCAGCTTTTT